CTGACCCTGTAGACTAAGTTCAACAAACAAACAACCAACAAAATCATGTTCGCAGTTCAACCCACCTCCTTCGGCACCTTTGATCAGCACGGTGCAGACTATGCCATCAACATCGGGCACGCCTACCGTATCGCAGCAATCAGACAGGCAGAGGGAGAGGGTGATCAAATGGTTTGGAAACTCACCGAGGGCAACCCCATCCCATGGGTGCGTGTCTATGATGACGAGAGCGTCTCCAGCGTGACAACTCAGGAACTGGCACTGCTGGTCTAGGCAGCACCCCTCTACCGACTACAATACAAGAGAACACAACACAGGACACAGCATGAACGGATGGGCAACCTACGAAACATGGAACGTCGCTCTTTGGATCGGCAATGAGGAGATGATCTACCGCCATGCCAAGGAGAACAAGAACCTTGGGTATCGCAAGTGGGCGAAGCGATTCATCGATGAGTTCGGTGAGTATATCACGGGCGACGGCGTGGCATGGTTGCACGACGACATCGACACCGATGAGATGGATGAGATGCTGGCAGAACTCTAAGGGGTCGCCCCCCTTTCTTTACACTAACCCCACACACACTATGTCTAAACAACTCGGAAAGTATAGGAAGGCAGTTGATGCCATCATGGATGAGTATGGATTTGTTTTCTTTGACGATTCCAAGCATTTGAAATACAAACACCCTGATCTAGGTATCATTCAGACATGCTCAAAGACACCAAGCGATAACTACGCATTGGCACAGATTAAGAGACAATGTAGAAGATCAGTGGCAGCACTAAGTTAAACACAGGGGGCAGTTAATGCCCCCCTTAATGTATACCCCCTGAACGCCGAGCGGGACTCCTACGCCTACTCTAACCTACAAAGTGTTACCCAAGCGAGATAAATACTTCGGGTCCCTCCAATATAAAAAAATCGCCCCAGAAAATTTTGCCATGAAACCCTTGACAACATTTAGGGAAGAGATTAGTTATATTATGCTATGTCTCAAAGAAACTGAGAGTATCCTGAGAAGTAACATAGTAACAGGTATTCAGAACTATATAAAAAAATCCCCTGAGGTATAGTATGACTAGAGCACCTGCGAAGAAACGTAATAGGGACCAGGAAGGTAAATTCTTCCTATATGTATTTTTCCACTCAGTGTGGAGCAGTGTATTCTCAATATTCGACGAGGAGTAATCATGGAACAACACAAAATCACTTACAAGACGAAGGACGGTGTTCTAAAGGAACAAAGGTTCGACGAGTTCAATGAATTTGCCGATGCAATCGAAGATGCTGCGACGGACTATTTTGGGGCTGCTGACGCAGCACCTGAAATTGATGTTTCGAGTGCCTTCGGGGCATACGGTATAAATTATAAGGAAAGTTTTAAAAATGGAGCAAGAACTACAAGTGAAGTTGAATTCCTTGGAGAAGAGACTGAAGGAAGTTGAGACACCTGGACCGCTGATGTATCGTCGTCCAGGATCTGAGGAACATGAAAACCTTGTAGACTTTCTGAATGACACATATATACAGTTACAGGAGGTTCGTGCAGTTGCAGAGATGACTGCAAGGGACTCTAAGGTTCACCTAGATCACAAGTTATGCCAGCACTAGCGATTCCAACTACAATGGATACTGTGAGCACCAATGCTACTTGCACGTTTGCTGCAGCGCCACTGAAGGGGACTCCAGTGAAGGCAGGGATCTTTATGGACAAGAAACCTACACCATTCTTTGCAGAGGGGACTCTTGTTACTCCAGTGCCAGGGGTTCCCATTGCAACACCACCAGGATGTATTGATCCTACAGGTGGCACAAGGATTATCAAGACTCTGATTAACAAGTCGATCTACATTCAAAAGTTAAAACCAGCACTGCAAGGGGATGAAGCATTTATTGCAGGATCACCGAGACCACTGACTGCACCGTTTGCCCCGTCATCAGTGCAGTTTCAGACTGGTGCGGGAGCAGCTGCAGGTGGTGCAGCAGCAGCATAAGTATGCTATAATATGTGAGTCGTTCAAAGAAAACCCATGGCAAAGCGTCCTTCACTGACTGGTGGCACATTTATCGAACCAACTCCCAAGAAGACCCGACAGGGTTGTGGGAAGCACACGAAGTATGCTGCCACTAGCAGAAATAGTAAAAAGAAAATGTATCGTGGACAAGGTAAGTAGAGTTAAGGAATGGATTAAATATATTTCTGAGCAGCGTGGGGATCTAGGTGGTCATGCCATATGTCCCTACGCTTTTTCTGCGTCTGTTCATATAGAGGAGCGTGCCTTACGGCGTGTGACTCTGAGTTCATTACCAAATGCGGACGTGATAGTCTACATTTTGGAGGACGATATCTCTGAATGCGCTCTGATGCAACGGGTTGCGGAAATTAATATGAGTCAAAGTGTATACTATGCGCTTGATGATCATATGGATGACGCAACACATATTAATGGAGTGCAAAGTAACTTTAATGAAGGAAACTTGTTACTCATTCAAAAGCGTGATAAATTAGAGAAGGCAAGAGAACAATTACACAAGACTGATTATTATCAATATTGGTCACCAACACTTTATAGGAGAATTATCAATGGCAAATAGTCCCACAGACCTTGGCGACAAGTTTGTAAGATCAGGAATGACACTTATCACTCAACCTGCTAGCGACTATTGGTTGAAGAAGTCTGAGAAATTGAAAGAAGAAAGAAAGCGACTAGATAATTTGATGGGCTGCTAAATAGATAAGATACACTCTACTATTCGTGTGGCAAAGTTTCAGACCTTCAAGGATTTGAATGTAACGTTCAAACCCCATCCTGTAACAGGTGACTTAATTGTCAAGAAGGATGATGCTGCAATTAAACAAGCAGTCGTCAATTTGCTGCTTACCTCAAAGGGCGAGAGACCATTTCAACCAGATCTGGGGTCTAATCTTCGTAATTTACTATTTGAGCACCTAGATGTGGCGACTGCTGCTGAAATTGGCGATGACATTCGTCAGACTCTAGATCAGTTTGAACCAAGAATTACGGTTACTGGTTTAGAAGTTGATACTAATTTTGACGACAATGGATTTGACGTTGCTTTAGAATTTGAAATTATTGGTAGAGAAGACTTTCCTGTCGCCATAGAATTCTTCCTAGAGAGAACTCGATAATGCCATACGTTCAACTATCAAACCTAGACTTTGCAGATATCAAGACTGCTCTCAAGGAATACTTGAGATCGCAGGGAGAGTTTACTGATTTTGATTTTGAAGGTTCTGTATGGTCGAACCTTCTCGACGTATTGGCATATAATACGTATTATACAGCGTTCAACACTAATATGGTGGTGAACGAGACGTTCCTTGATTCGGCAACGCTCAGGGACAATGTGGTGGCGCTGGCGAAGCAATTGGGTTACACTCCCAAGTCAGCAACATCACCAAAGGCAAAGTTGTCTTTTAGAATAACATTTCCAAACACTGCACCGAATGAAATCGTTCTAAGAAAAGGAACAGGTTTCAATTCTACATTTGATGGTAGCGTATACAATTTTGTAGCGGTTGAGGACATTAAGGTTCCTGTTATTAATAACATCGGAACTTTTGATAGCATCGATATTTACGAAGGAAACTTCATCACTGACACCTATACGGTTAATGCAGCACGATCAAACCGTTTTGTGATCAAGAACCCCAATGCAGACGTTTCGTCCCTTAGAGTCCGTATTTTCGCATCTGCACAAAGCACTTTAGGAGAGATATATGCGAGAGCAGATAGTATCCTAGACATTACGAGTGAGTCAAGTGTTTTCTATGTTGAGGAAACCGAAGATGAGCAGTATGAAGTATTTTTTGGTGATGGTGTCCTAGGTAGACAACTAGAGTCTGGTAACCAAGTAGAAATTACATATCTGTCAACGAATGGTCCTGATGCTAACGGAGCAAGAGCATTCACCTTCAATGGCATCATAGAAACCCCTGCAGGCGATTCTAACCTAAACTACACTGTTGACTACTCTGCTGCTACAGACCTCGTAGAGGCGGCATTAGGGGGCGCAGAGATCGAATCTGTTTCTAAGATCAAGTTTAATGCTCCTAAGTTCTATGGAACACAGAACAGAGCAGTCACGGCACAAGACTATGCAGCAATTGTAAGAGAGATCTATCCTGCTATTGCTGATATCATTACATTTGGTGGTGAAGAGGATGATCCCCCTGAGTATGGTAAGGTCAAGATTGTTGTCAAACCATCTACTGCACGTAGATTGAGTTCTGTAACTAAAAAAGAGATTGTAGATAAACTGAAACCATACATGGTGGCATCCATCACTCCTGATGTCATCGATGCTTCTATTTTGTATGTTGAACTAAAGTCCAATATTTACTATTCTAAAGAAAAGACCAATCAGACTAGAGATGAGATTAAGTCTAAGGTTCTCGGTGGTCTAGAAGCATACATTGCATCTTCTGATACAGAGAAGTTTAATGGCAAGTTTAGATTCTCTAAGTTTGTTGGTGTAATTGATGATGCTGATCGTAGTATTAACAGTAATCTTACCACTGTGAAAATGAGAAAGGATTTTTATCCTCAGATCAATAGTAAGTTCTTCTACGAACTATGTTTCCAAAATGCTTTCGATAATACTTGTGATGAGGATGTAATTGTCCAGTCAACAGGTTTCAAAGTAAGTGAATATCCTCTCTGGACAGTCTATCTCGAAGATCGCTCTGGTAAAATCGTCCTATATAGAATAGACTCTATCTCAGGTGAGAAAATCGTTTTAAACGACTCTGTTGGAACGGTTGATTATATTAAGGGAGAGATCAAACTTTATGATCTGACAGTTATTGAAGGTAGTTTCTTCGATAATCGAATCGAAGTGAGAACTATCCCACTAAGCAATGATATTAGTGCGTCGAGAGAGGTTTATCTCGATGTTGATATTCCAAAGAGTTCATTCACGATTTACACAGAGTAAGCTTAAATGGCAGAGACTAGGAGAATATCCACTCTAATCGAGAGTCAACTACCTGAGTTCATTTCTTCTGACTACGAAAATTTTTCTAAAGTTGTAGAGAAATATTACGAGCAGTTAGAACTTAGGGGTCAACCTCTCGACGTGATTCAGAATATCA